CACTGCACGACCTCCTACCTAGGTTTGATGACTGTCAAGTTTACCTTCATGTCCGTGCCTGCTACCTGCTGGAATCCACCAGTAGTGAATACTACCAGCGTCTTGCCTGAGGCAGATGGCCTGCCACTCTCCAGTTCGATAGTCAGTACCATCTTGTTGCCAGTCACCTTGACTTCCATGTTATCCTCCTACCTGTTCTCCCAAGCCTCACGTAGCAGCACTGTGACTGCTACTGCAGGCCTGAGGAATAGCAGCCCGAATGCTATCCAGAATAACACTACCATCTGTGCTCCTACTTGCTCATTGACTTGTTCTTCTTCACTAGCACCTTTGCCATGAAGTTGATACTGATTGGCGGAAACTCTGTAGGACCCTGGGTAGAGTTATCGCCTTAGTCTGCCAGATAGTGGTGTCCATGTCTTACCTCCCGTTCTATTTGTCCTGCTACCATCATACCATCTTTAGCGCCAGTTGTCAACCCACCCGTCTTACTGTTGTGGAATGCAACACCCTAACTACCTAGCCTGGGGAGAATGAAGGCAGACTCTACTGGAAACATTCTGGGAAGCATGATAGTAGGATGTCTCTGCAGGTGCTTCGCAAAGGCCATAGCCTCATCCTTGCAGCGAAAGTTGCGGTATCGCCCTAGGTACTGCACTCGCCAGTACTTGCCTAGCCTCTCCACCTTTACCTTATCTGCCATAGCCATGCTCACACCTCCCTTATGCTACTGATACCATGATACCACCCAGTTGTGGAGTTGTCAATGTTCTGTTGCAACATGCCCACTCCGCCTGCCCATCCGGGTCCTGTCCATAGCTGGTAGCTGCCTGTACTGAACGCTTCTGAACTCTTCTGAACAAAACTGAGGGAGTACCATAGGCAACTCATAGTACTCCCTCTTTTTCCTTGCCTGCCCTACTCTGTGCTACTGGTTCTAGCTGGTGAGGCCTTCCACCTTTAGCAAGGCCTCTCGAATGGCATACCTTTTGTTCTTGTCTGTGTCTGAGTCGTAGGCCTGCTGGAAGGACTGGTTATTCTTGTATTCTATGTGCCCATGCTTCTTTAGCATCTCTTCAGTGCCTATATCGTACTTCTTGCCACTCCCACCGCTGCCGGTCCTTGGCGCCTTTGCGGTTGTCTTGATGAGTCTGCAGGCTGTGGACTTGTCCCCGAAGTCGGCGCTGTACCAGACTCCATCCGCCAAGTCCAGCTTCTTGGCGTCAATCAGGCGCTTGACTGCGGTGTCCAGGACGGTCTTGACTTCAGTCGTGATTGCCACCAGTGCCTTGGACTTGGCGTCCGCAATGGCCTGTTCCTGAGTGCGCTGGTACTTAACAAGCTCCTGTGACACTCGGGCCACTGCCTTGTAGTCCTTGGCCTTCATCGCCTGTTCCATGCTTGCCATGAGTGAAGCTTCACTCACGACTGGAGCAACAACTGGAGCCACCACTGTCACCGTGGCTTTGGGTTCTACCTTTGTGGTCATCGATGCTACCTCCATTTAATTTACTCCGTGCAGGGGTTGCCTATCCCTGCCGTGCATGTAGATGGTAGCACAGAGTAGGGTAAGGTGTCAAGCTGCATGGTGTTACTCCCAGAGCATGAAGCCCTGGGGCCAGGTTACCGAGCCATCTGGTAGCACGCCAGACAGACCAGCCGGCCATCATTGTACTCTAGGGCCCACACAACCACTTCGATGCTTAGTGGTTTGCGGCACTTAGTGCACAGGTGTTTCGTCGATGTGTGTTTCATGTTACTCCCTTCCGCTTAAAGCTCTAGGAGTAACACCATGCTATGTCGCACTAGCTTACCGATGCTTGCGCCTTGCTAAGAGCTACTTAAGCTCCGTTCGGCTGAGTGCGATTGTCCAGCGAGTCCACCGCTGGTCCGCAGTCCGTCCGAGCTCGTTGCCGCTGGTTACCACCTCCACTGATTCGTTCTGATACCATCATACGCCTTACTCAGTTAGTTGTCAAGTGGCCTAAGGTACCAGTTTATTACTCAAACTGGTTCGGAACATTCGTGCTACGGGCCTGGTCGCTACAGCTTCTCCACCTTGACCAGCATAGAATGCTTCTCATGCTTTATAAGCTAAAATAGTTACTGATGCCACTTAGCTGGATTGGCCTAGGCGGCTGGTCCTGAATGGAGAAAGGAGGTAGGTACGGTCAGGCAAGTTATATGACACATATTAATACTTACTGATGGTACAGGAATCTCTCGCAGCAAAAAACTCTACTGTCGTAGTGAACCTCCACAGTCATGCCTAGAGCGAGTGAAGTGCTAAAAAGAGAGGTGGGCTGCTACCTGTTTGCCCAGGCCTCCGCCGCCTGCTCTGTAATCTTTAGCCACCAGTCAGGCGGACTCTCCCACCAGACAGTCCTATCTAACTGTGGCTCTGCTCTAGTAGCCATGACTCGGCCTAGCACTACAGCGAACTGTACTGCATCTAGCATGTGGCAGTCCTGGAGCTCTAGCACTGTGCGTCTAGCCGTTGGATGCTCACTCAGTATCTGCTCATAGGCAGCAGCCACTCCGAGCTTCTTGGCAAGTGCTGTGAACTGCGTAGCCACGTGGAGTGAGTTCGGTAGCCACCTGGCGTGGTGGCAGTAGCGGCAGATGAACAGGCCCCCATCTGCCACCTTAAAGGCCTCAATCCAGTGGTGTACTCCTGCTGGCGTAGTGCTGCCCTGGCACATGCTATCTACCCACTCTATCTCCAACTCTTTGGTGCTCCGCCTAGAGGTTGTATCTCCGTCTGAATGTCGGCTAACTGTCCTCCAAGAATAATTATTCTCTCTATGTTCCTGACCTCTGGAGCCTTCTCTGCCTCCACTCTTAGTTGCTGCATAACTCTTGCTCTGCGCTGGAGTAGGCGGAGTCGAGCCTTTCTTACCTCTGGAGAAAGTGGTAATGCCTTCCTTCCTCTCTTCTCTGCGTACTCCTGTGTATCCAAGTGTACTAGTGCCTGCTCTAGCCAGCAGCACAGACCATCTGTACTTCTCCTTGCGTGCCACCTGAAGTTCTTCACCCATTTCTTTGCCTCCGACTGTCCATTCTCATACTGGTGCCATAGCCTCCCTCTTACAGCAGGCTCGTCCAACAGTATATCCTGCCCGCAGTGATTGCACTTGGCAGTCCGTCTGCACCTACTAATCCAGATATCGACTGTAGTCTCCTTATTGCTTGTGTCCCTAGTATACCTCACCGTGCCATAGATGTCAATAGCCCTCGCTACTTTGCATAAACAATTACCCTTCTCTAATGATTAATGTTTATTTCTCCTTGACATGGCTCACCAGCTATGATATACTCCACTCGTGCAGGAGGGTACATGACTACTCCCACTGGCCCAGTAGCTGTAGAGCTGAATCCTGAGAACGACCCAGTACTAGATGCTCCCGAACTTTCTATCGCCTCTACTCTAATTCCCTGGGACAGGACAGATGCAAGGGCGCGCTACTTTGGCTACCGCGCTACAGGCTTCTCAGTGAGAGAGGCTCTGCGGATGATAGAGAGGAGTAAGCCCTGGCTCTCAGGCTGTCGTCACGACTCCACCTTCATTGACCTTGAGCGCAGGATTCCAGACATCCGCAAGGAGCTATCTAGGGAGTATCTTCAGCTTGACTTCTATCGCAACTTTCGTCTCGCACTTGAGAAGGACTACCGAGTCCTGAATCGCAGCCTTGGATTCGAGAAGGATGAGAACGGCGATAGAGTCCAGATGACCTCCTATGACCAGGAGTACCTGCTCAAGATGCGCTCCCAGTACTCTCCGCAGCAACTCTCTATCCTTGAGGCTATAGTGTCTGATTCTGGCAAGGGTTTCGACTTTGCTGCCTTTATAGCCGAGAATCCTGAGATAGTTCAGCTATCTAGGACCGACACTATTACTGTCAAGAAAGGAGTCTCTCATGCCTCGGAAGTCTAGGACTCCTGCTCAACGTGCTGCATCTAGAAGAAATGCTACTCGGGCGCACCAGTCCAGATATCGCACTCGAGAGCCAAGAAGCCCTGGAAGAGTTCGACCTGCTAGGAGGCGCTAGTGGAGCAGCAACTCATAGAAGGATTAGTATCAGGTGGCCCTACTGCTATCCTTGCAGGTATCATCTTCTTCATGTATGCTAGAGACAAGAAGAGCACTGAGGAGCAGTTGAGGAAGGATAAGTCCGATACTGAGACTCGCCTATCTCAGTTCATTGAGTCTGACCAGCATACTCGAGAGGAGAATACTAAAGTACTAGCAGACCTAACTGCCGCTACTAGAGAGAGCACTGTTGCAACCAGGGAGAGCACTGGAGTTATGCAGGAGGTTAAGGCACTACTCAGAAGTCAGGTTAGAGGTGGTAGCAGCTAGATGACTACTGCAATCTCCCAGGCCCAAGCTCTACGAGTCCTATTCTCTAACCGTATCCTCACTATGGAGACGCTACTAGAGATAGAGAACAAGGACCGTACTCTTGTACCTTTCAAACTCCAATCTATCCAGAGAGACATGCTTGAGACTTCTACTCCCCGAGACATCTATGTCAAGCCTGGGCAGATAGGAGCCACGTCTGTTCATGTAGCTGACTTCTACCTCGACAACATTACTCTCAATGGGACAGTCTCAGTCATTATCTCCTACGACGACTTCTCTGCCGAGCGCCTGCTGCTCAAGGCCAAGAAGTACCATCGCAGCCTGGAGAGGCGGATTCCTACTATTCCTCATCTTGACCATAAATCTGCTACTGAACTATCCTGGGAGAGCAAGAAGACTAACTTCTCTTCCTCTATGTATATCTTTTCTGCCCGCAGCTATGCTAAAGGCAGAGGTGAGGCCATACATAACTTGCTCCTGGATGAGTATGCCTTCTGGCCTCCTGGCACCCATGAGGATGTATTCGCATCTGCTGTGCAGAGAGTACCTCTGAAGGTAGGCACCAAGGTTCGGTTTGTCTCTACTCCTAACGGTGAGGACAATCCTTTCTGTGAGTTTTACCGTGCTGCCAAGGAAGGTACAACTGTAGCCAAGTCTGTCTATCGGGCCCACTTCTATCCCTGGTACTTGCATGAAGAGTATATGATGTTAGCAGATGATGACTTCTGCCTAGAGGCAGATGCACTAGACCCTCTGCCTAACATCACTGCTGAAGAGCATATCCTGATGCAGCGTATCCAGATGCTGTTGGAGTGTGACGACTCTCTTGCCCAGGCCAAGATGCGCTGGCGCAGATACAAGATGGCCGAAATGGCCTCCATGCGGCGCAGTGGAGAGACAATCTTCATCTTCCCTCAAGAGTTCCCTGAGGATGATGAGACCTGCTTCATCACTGCTGGCGGCCAGGCCTACAACTCAGATATAGTCGAGACCAAGATACGCAACTGCATTCCTGCATCTATCCAACACAATCTTGTCTCGGCTCAAGGTCTCTCTGCAACTGTAGACATCTGGCACGATAAGGAGTCAGGTAGAGGCTATGTCATAGGTATAGACCCAGGCAAGGGGAAGACTTCTGAGTCAGTAGCCTCAGTCTGGACCTTCTACGAAGGCTATAGAGATAAGGATGGGCAGGAACATGCTCCTATCCTTCAGCACTGCGCCACTCTTGCTGGCTTCTATGATGAGGCGGAGATGGGAGACTACTGCAAACTCCTTGGCCACTACTACAATGGGGCAGTACTGGCGCCAGAAGACAACTTGGACCTAGTGAGTCATGTGCGTGATTATCCTGACCTCTACTGGCGGGAGGATGTTCGTACTGGCAAGGTCAGCAGAAGCATTGGCTGGCAGACTAATGTCTCTACCAAGCCTTACATGATTACTGAGGTCAACAGGCTGCTGGAGTATCTTGACTGTCAGGACAGCCGCTTCTGGTCGCAGTGCAAGAATATCAGGAGAAATGCCTCAGTGAAGTCAGGTATCATAGTCGTAGGCGCAGATGACCACCACGATGCAGGTGCCATAGCAGTAGTCTGCCGAGACGCACAGCCAGTTCAGCGAGGGCTAGTTGGAGTAGCTGGCTGGTCTGACAGTTGGGGGCGATAGATGGAGCGCAACGCAGAACAAGTGAGAGCCAGATGCAAGGAGTTGCAGAGGTATTGGCAACCTCGGAATGATAAGATGAAGCGCTGGTACTCACTGATACAGATGGTAGATGAGCTTGCCACCGAGAAGCTAGAGAGTTTCGTTGGCAACGACCCCAGGTCTATGTTCAATCTTGTCCTCCACATGCTAGACACTAAGGTGCCGCACAGAATAGCCAACCTGGATGCTGCTAGTCTAGACATGGCAGGTATCAATGAGTCTGTCAGCACCTTCCTGGACACTCTCTGGCAGTCCAACGAGACTCGCTTTAGGAAGTCTGGCCCTCGTCAGTCTCTTCAGCGTACTACCATTGCCTTCCTCCTAGCTACTGGCTGGTACGCGGAGTTTGCTATCAATAGTGACGATGGTACTACTACTTTTGTAGAGCCTTGGAATCCTGCCCAGGTCTATCCTATGTGGGATATGGAGATGGGCCTGTGTGAAGTTGCCCACATCTACGAGATGGACTCTCCTGCCGCCAAGAGAATGTGTAGGCGGAATGGGTGGAAGTATCCATCCTATAACTCTCCCTCTATGGTCTGCTATGACTACTGGTGGGTGGACTATGATACTGTCCTCTATCCTGTAGTCTGTAACGCCATAGTCATGGGAGATGGTGCAGATGGTCTGGTCAAGTATGACTACACTCGCTTCCGCAAGATTCCTATCTATGTGGCTCCAGTGGGAGGACTGCCTGATACTGGTGCTCTCTCTGCTGGCACCAAGCTCTCCTCCCAGACCTTCAACGCAGGTGGCACGGCAGTCAATGAGCGGTGGAAGGAGGAGATAGGCCAAGCCATCGTAGCCACCAACGAGAACATCTACCGCACCTGGAATAAGTGGTGGTCATTCTCCCTCCAACTCCTTCGTGACACTGCTCAACCACGCATCTTTGAGCGGAGTAGAAGTGGCAAGGCTATAGTCCGCCCTGAGGACGTCTTCCGC